AATGATGGTCACATTAGATTATCTGATGGTTATAAAATTGATTGGGGTGGAACTAATGTAAGGATAGATGGAGATAATTCTAGTGATTATTTTAGGGTATTTACAAGTTCCACAGAACGTATGCGATTAAATTCTAGTGGTAATTTAGGAATTAATGAAAGTTCACCAACAACTAAATTACAAATAACTGGTAGTGTTGGTGATGACCTTATAAGATTAGGCATTGGTCAAAGTGCTGATTTATTTTTAGGTTTTGATTCAACAAATCCAAGAATACTTTTACAAGATAATACAAATACTAATACCCATCACTTTGTGTCTAATGGGGATAATTTTATTGTTGGTTCAAATTTAGGAATCGGAACTTCATCGCCAAGTAGGAAATTATCAATTGTTTCTGATTCTTTTTATAGTTTAGAATTACAAGGTAGTAACGCATATAATAATCTTGTTGATACTGGTATAGTTTTTTCAGCTAAATATAATTCTAGTGGACAAATAACAGATGTTGCTTCTATTAGAGGTGGAAGGTCTAGTACTGCTGATGGTAATTACGATGGTGTTTTAAAATTCTTTACACGACCTAATGGTGGTTCTGACACAGAACGTATGCGTTTAACTTCAGTAGGAAATCTCGGTGTGGGAACTGCTACACCTGAAAACTTTGGTACTGGCAGTCATTTAATTACAGTTCAATCAGCAAGTGGAGGTGGTTATGGTGGTTTTATTGCAAAAACAGATGGTGTTACTGGACAACTATGGGCTAATGAAGGTGGGCCGAATGTTTATCTTGGTACAAGAACAAATCATCCTTTAATACTAACTATAAATAATTTAGAAAAAGCAAGAATAGACACATCAGGACATATCGGTGTAGGTACTACTTCGCCTGACAAACCTTTACATATTTCTAGTTCAAGTAATCAACCTTTACTAGTTGAATCAACAGATGCCTATGCAGGAATAGAACTAAAAGATAATGGCAGTTCTACATTGCCACCATTAATCTCAGCTTTATCAGATGATTTAATTTTATATGGTGGTAATAGCACTACGAGACCTGCAATTATGTTTTTAGATTCTTCTTCTTCAAACGTAGGAATTGGTACTAATTCTCCTGAAAATCTCTTGCATATAAAAGCGACAGACGGAGTAACTGGTGTTTTAAAAATTGAAGGTGGTAAAAATACTAGCACTTCTATAGGTGAAATTAATTCACAAATTGATTTTGGTTCTAATGATGGTTCAGTGTGGAGTACAGGAAACGTTGGAGGTAGAATAGCATCTGTAACTGAAACCACTAATGGTGCTTTGACAGGAATGGCATTTTACACTTTTAAACAAGGTGTATCAGCACCAGATTCTTTAAGTGAAAAGGTAAGAATTTCAAACGACGGAAAATTAGGAATCGGAACGACAAGTCCAACATTAGGTCTTCAAGTTGAAAATGGTTTAGGTGCTTTATTCGGCCCTTCAGGGTCAGGTGCTTCTACATACATATCAGCTACCGATGAAAACACTATAAATGGTGGTTATGGATTAGATACAGACACGGCTGATTTATGGGTAAATTATAGAGGATATCAAAACGGTGTTTCAAGATTTAGAGATTTTAGAGTAGGCAATGGTAAAACTGGGGTTATTGCATTTTTTGATGGTTCTTCTTCAAACGTAGGAATTGGAACTACATCACCTGACAGAACTTTAACTGTTATTGGAGTTGGTCATTTTGGTTCTACAACATCAGGAGTTACTTTAGCTGATAATGGTGGTATTGCAAGTGTATATGGTTTAAATTCGGCAGGTGATACTTATAAAGATTTAGAGTTAAGAACAGGATCATCTGGAACAGGTTTATATCAAAACACATCTGGACAAATAGGAATTGGTACGTCATCGCCTTCGGAAAAGTTGCACATAAATGGTGGTTTGCACGTTTCAAGTACAGCAAATCTTACAAGTGGCTCTACTGGTTTATTTATGGATTACAGAAGCAATGAAAGTAGGTTATATAGTGTAGCTTGGGGAAGTGCTTACAAAGGTATGCAATTTGATGCTTTAGAATTAAAATTTGCTACTGGTTCAGGTTCAGCATCAGAACGTATGCGTATTACAAGTGTTGGTGATGTTTTAGTTGGAACTACATCAGTAAATGGGACTGGTGGAATAACTATAAGGCCATCAGGTGCAGGAGGTGGTTCAAATGGTGCAGGCAGAATATTATTTAACAGAGCTGATACAACTGCAACATCAAATGTCATAGAATTTAATAATAATGGTTCAGCAGTTGGTGGTATTGAATATACAAATACTGCAACTGCATATAACACTTCTTCAGATTACAGATTAAAAGAAGATTTACAAGATTTTAATGCTTTAGAGATTGCATCTAAGATTAAGATGTATGACTTTAAATGGAAAGCAGATGATTCAAGAAGTTAT